ACGTAATTTTTTATCTAAGAAAGAATGCGATTATCTAATAGATTATTACGAAAAAAATAAGGCCAGAAAGGGATTGGAACACTGCCCTGAAGCTACTACAGGTATTGATACAATGTCTAGCTTTGATGTTATTGATGTACAATATGGTGATAAGCAACATAAATTTGTTTCAAAAAAAATAGAAGAAATGATTAATCTGTATCATAAGCATACAGACAAATTTAATATGTTTCATGTGTTATGGAAAAAACAATTATTGTATTCACACAAATTGAGATTAATGAAGTATGAAAAAGGTGCTAAGATTCACCCACATACTGATCATGATCCTTATGTCTATGGCTCTTGTACATTTAATTTAAATGATGATTACGAAGGTGGTGAGTTTGGTTTTTTTAAAAACAAGAAAACAATCAAACTTAAAAGAGGAGATGCTTTGATTTGGCCTGCTGATTACTTCTGGGTACACGAAGTCAAACCTATAAAAAAAGGAGTTAGATATAGCACCAATTGTTTCTTACAATGTTTACCACAATCGATAGTACAAAACCTAAACACGTTTAGAGATGTCTTAGAAAAAAATTATAAATT